GATTGGTTTGCTGTCTGTTATACAGATACGAACCTTGCGATAAGTAATGGTGTAGGCAGAGTCGTCCCTTTTCCTAAGAGACCGTTTTACGTTTTCTTACTCGACGAGGAGGATTGTTGAACAGTTCGATTTCAGCGAGGACACTATCCTTAGTGTTCTTCGTCAATCAACTGATCAATAATAATCCAAGGTGAGACTGGGACCCAGCTTTCGCGTCCTTCGATCTCAATGGTATGATTCCGTTAAACTTAGGAACATTTAAAATATCAATATGTTTCCAAGCTTTTCAGAATTCATCCCACTGAGTTAAATTCTTCCCTATCGGTACGCTACCTAAAACTTGGCATTCCGGATCAGCCAGATCCGTGAACACTTTGATTTGGGGAACGTCTGACAGGGAGAACGTTCGAAGGTCGAGAGAGTGACTAGGGGCGTTACCACCCCCCATCAGGTCAAGTTTCTCGAAGACGGCATAAACTCCGTCAAGAGCACGAGACACTGATGAGATACCCTTCCCCAATTCTTTCCGAACGAGTACATTGGCTCCTTTTGTAAAGTAGTCAAGCACTTCGGACGGTAGAATTGTCTCTGTTGGCTTCACCATCGCATAAATATCAAGAATATTCTTGGTTGCGGTGCCGGAGTCAGAGAGATGGAAACAGGGAAGCCTACTATATAATTGTATACGTTTTTGGATTTGCTGTCCTAAACGTTTATGATCATATAGCAGGTGAAAGGTATCTAGGTTCTCTTTCAGACCTAAGATCGATGCATAACCTCTCTTAACTACCTCGTTAGATAATAGTTCGACCACCTGTGGTCAATGAACTAGACTCGAAACGAGGGCGTGGATAGGTCATGGAGATACTTCAATTCCATGGTAGAATCAACGTTTAGCGAACTCAAAGCAGTATAGACTGGTATGAGTTTTCTGAGCGCTGGTTTCTACACCAAGTTGTTGAAGAATCTCACGGTATTTCACTGCAACAACATCATGGTGGATCACAATGTCATCTCCTAGGATCATGTAACATCGTTTAGCTTGACGCTGGGTTAAACCAGCTCTCATAGCGGCGATGAAACAGATCATATGATGTGACAATGTGAATATTGGTCACGAGGAGTAAGCTCCCATAGGTTGGCCTGTACGGTACTTTACCGAAGCCTTCTTAAGAGAGAACTCCCCACCGACCATTATATTCCTTCATGCCTCAGAAACCGGTTCGGACGTTAGTAACCTTAGTATTCGCAATTGTATTGCAATTGGGAATCTATCGGTTGCCGCGCTCAAATCGATACTGTGGTATGAATGGCCGTTTTGATCTTTGCTAAAAGCATCTAAAAGACGTCCTTGATCAAAAGTACAATCCCCTGGGAGCCTCTTAAGGAGACGGAAAGTCTCTTTATGGAGGGTCTTTAAGGCGGACTGTGACCAGTAATCAAGGATAGCAAAGATTCTGCTCTTACTCTCTCTGTCATCTTTTACACTCAGTTTTCTAAGTCGTTTTGGAACGACCGAAAAATACTGAAGTAATAGATTAAGATGAGGGTGAGATGTGGAGTTTAACAGTCTCCACAGTGGAGCTTCCGGTGGATAAAAGACTTTGAAAGATTCCACTAACCATGGGTCTTCCTTAATCTTAAATAAATCCGCCAGGGCTCCTTGCAGACCGGGTCCGTTAGGACCCGCCTTAACGGTCCAGTGGAATTCCTTCCATTGGTGTTGAAGCTTTGGTCTACCTAACGATTGTCAAAAGCGAAGAATCTCATAATCCGAAATTGCTTTCGGGTCATGAGTATCTTCGTTCGTGATGGTCGTTAGGTCCACTGGCGTTCCTCCAAGCAGCGCTCGACTGATCGATAACAATGTCAACGATCACCGAATGGCTCAAGGATCACCAAGTTCTATAAGATCTCTAAGACCTCGGGGTAAAACCTTTGGTAATAGAAGCTTATCTTGCTTGATGTCCTCGATGTCGAGCGGCTGCCCGGAAATAAAACGCGTCACTGCAAGCCTCTGGAGTTTAAAAACTTTAGCGGTTTGGACGTTCCCACGCGGTAAAAGAGATTTGAATTGATTTACAACCTTGTTGATCGATTCTTCTCTCAATTTCGCTGGGACGTTTAGGAAATATATGGAACTGACTCACAGAATCACTCTGTGAAGAAGCTGTATATTAAATATAGTGACGTCTTCGGATGTTTAACCGCCTTTACGGGCGCTCTTGAACACTGAAGTATATCCGGCTACTGGAGGAGGGGTGTCAGCCCCCAACCAGTGGATCATGGAGAAGAGTGATTTCCTCCCACTTAGGTCCATCAAATAATAATTTGATGGATATTTAAAAGTGGTCCAGGATTTCAACTTTCCGTGTTTCAGACTAGAGCGGGCAGATACCGCCATCGTGACAGTATCTTAGGACCTCTGGCGCTTTGGACGCGCCCGGGAATCTGAATTCCCTCTCGATAGAGAGATCCATGCCGTTGTTATACTTTGCAAGTAATTGCAAAGTCCGCAGCAATGCGGGGGGTTAACAACGAGCTATCCTGCCT